TATATATGTATAAATTCCAAAATTCCAAAATTCCAGTGATTTCGAGAGGGGCCGGGGATTGAGAGGTTGTATGTACAGAACTGCCTTTTTGGCGCGTAACAAGGGGTAGTGTGCAGCTACGTGGACCTGCACGGTGCGGTGTGGATTTGTAACGGGGGAAATGGGGTGGGGACGATGCACTTGCCGATGTAGGCGAACTCCCCGAAAACATGTCGGACGGCGCGGTTCCAATTTGAAAAATTGGAATTTTGGAATAAATGCCATTTTCCTCAATGCTGACAACGACTTAGCTCGTTCCAACGAAACCTCAAAATTGGAATTTCATAAGTCAACGTTGACATATGAGCCTGAAAATTCCAATAATATGTCCAGATTCCAAATTCCAATTGGACTGGAACTTGGAATCGCATTTTGGAATCTTGGAATCTGGACATAATTTGTAACTTTTTAGGGTACCCGACTAATTTGGTCAGGCTTGACTTTGGCGCCGTAAAACGGTACACTGAACTCAGTGTACCGGGTTGGACATATTTTTCACGTACCCGTGAACGACTAAGTTAGAGCCTAGCCCCCTCGCCCGATCCTGCACGCGCGCGGAGACATAGAACTGGTATCAATGGGCAAAAAGAAACGGGGCCGTAGCCCCGTCTCGTCATTCATCTCCTGTTACTTGATCTGCTTATAGAACGCATCGATGGCCATGCGCAGCTTAACCTCATCGGGCGCTGTCTCATCGTTCCTGGCTTTCGCGGTTTTGCATCGGGCCTTGATTGAATCGAATGTGTCAGACAAGTAATCAGAGAACATCTTTGCCTGTGTCCGGGTGCTGGGAGCATCCGTTTTCTTGGCCCGCCGAATCGCTGTACATAGGTCAGTCATACGGTTCGATACATACTTGCTGAACGCATCCCGAACCTGCTTAATCACCCCATGCTGAACAGGGTTCTCGTTTTTCAATTGACCGAACGCCTGTTGTGAGTAGGACAAGCAATAGGCTAAGGTAGCCTGGAATGTCTCGCCCGATTCCACCGGAATCCAGTCTGCGCTGTAACCCTTAGCCGGGTTCAGTTCTTGCCAGCGAACTGCCCATCCCTCTTTCAGTTCGGCCTTTTCCTCATCCCTGGGACTGTTCAGAAAATCCGGGTTTTTCTCTAACACCCACTGCGCCACACTGCCCAGACCTTCGCTGAACCGAGCGGATTGATAACCCGCATCTTTGAACGAGGAGATGGCGGGGGCTTGGTTGTTTGCTTTACGCATGATGATTACCTTTCAAACACTGCGACATTGCAGTAATGCTGTTATGCCTGACCCTGGCCAATAAGTAAAGTTTCAGCGGGGCCTGAACGCCTGAACCATGCGCTTGCCATGCGCGACCGCATACGCGCGCGGAGACATATAACTGGTATCAATGGGCACAAAAAAGGGGGCCGGAGCCCCCTTAAATCACTCAGCGTGATAAGCCTTCTTGAAGGCATCGATCGCAACCCTGAGCTTGACTTCGTTCGCTTGCTCGTCGTTGCGCGCCACCGCGGTTTTGCACCGGGCCTTCATGGTGTCAAAGGTATCGTCTAACCATGTTGAGAAGCTCTTAGCTTGCGTCCGGGTTGACGTTTGGCCTTCTTTGGTGACGCGCCGAACCGCGGCCTTTAGGTCCGACATACGATTAGACTTGTACTTGCTGAAAGCATCGCGCACTTGCTTGATGACACCGTGTTTTACCGGGTCTTCATTCTTCATTTGACCGAAGGCTTGTTGAGAGTAGCTTAGGCAAAAAGCTAGCGTCGCATCAAACGATCCGTCCGTTTCCACCGGAATCCAGTCCTTAGAGTAAGACTTCGCCGGGTTGATCTCTTGCCAGCGGAGCGCGAAACCTTCTTCCAACTCGGCTTTCACTTCTTTTGGCACTTCGTCTAAAAACGTCGGGCACTTGTTTAACACCCAGCGGGCAATGCTTGTTTCACGCTCGCCAGTAACGGCGGATTGATAACCCGCGTCCTTAAAGGACGTCGGCTCGGACGAAGTGACCGAAGCCACGGGGGTTTTGCTTGCTTTCATAATTGCTCCTAAGTTGAAAGCCACGGGTGACACGGAATGTGTCGTTACCGTGATTTAGTTATGCCATACCCCTAGGCGCTAAAGCAAGGTTTCACGGGGGTCTGACCCGTTGACCTAGCGCCGTGGGTCACGCGCGCCTCACACGCGCGGCGACAAATAACTGGTATCAAAAGCACAAGAAGAAGGGGCCGAAGCCCCTTCGTTCAGTCTTCGTAGTTGACGTTGCGTGTGTTGATCGCAAGCTGTCTGCTCATCGCAGTGCGGATACGTTTGACCCGCTCAAACTCTTCCGGGTCTTCCTGTTTAATTTGCAGGAACTGTAACGTAGTCAGCCTCATGCATTCCAGCACATACTCTGCGCCGTGGCGGCGGACCGTTTGTAGTGCTTCGTTCGTTATCTTCATGTCTATCTCCTATGAAGCGGGGGCCGAAGCCCCCGGGTTGATTACATCCAACGTGCGCCGATTAACCGGCCACGCTTGCCATACATTGCCAGCCCGTCGGGGTAGCATTGCATCCACTCGCGCGCCTCGCGTTCGGTCTTAGCCCAATGCACCTTGCGGGTGCCTTCCCATTCGACCGCTACCATGTAGCGGGTCAGCCAAAGCCAGATGGTCTTCATCTCTATCTCCTGTGAAGTGGGGGCCGAAGCCCCCGGGGTTTACTCAGTGTGCGTGCGGACCAGCACACCCAACTCAACTAATTGCCGGATCACGGCCTCGGGCAGAGAGTCGATCAGCCCGTGGAACACCAGAGCGGTGCCTTCCCAGTAACGGGCAGCGCCGTTATCCAGTTCGACAGTCCTGTTGTTCCCCAGGTCGACCATGCAGATCAGGTGAGACATAAGGTTTTCCTGTTGTCACTGCAACGTTGCAGTGAGTTCTGTATGCCATAACCGGGGAGGGTTTGTAAAGTTCTGGCGGGGCTGGACCCCACCCGTACCCGGACCCCCAAGCTCACCAGCGAGGGACCCGCGCGGCCTACACACTAAGCGCCGCTCATATCACCACCACAAAGTCCGTATCTTTCACCGGGCTCGCCGCTCGCCCAACGTCTCCCATAACTTGTCCTACATATGTCAAAGTACACATGGGCTGTAATTTTTCTGGCTATCACAACCCCACCCCCCTCTTTGTAGGAAGACCCCCCGTCAGGGACTCCTACCTCCTCTTGACATTGCGTGGTATATTTCGCGCAAATTAACGGAGTGCGGACACCTCCATGCAAGAACCACTGATGCCTGATATTGACTGGGACATTCCAATCCCAGGGTCTATGCGAGAGGCCATGCCTGAACTGTCTCCGACTGAGGAGATTCAGATGCGGGCCAGTACGGTCAAGATGATCGCGGACCTCACGGGCCGTCCGATTGAGCCATCCGAAGATTCGAGGATGCAAGCCCACGAATTGATGGAAAAGGTCATCACCAACAAGACGCCGCCCGATCTGGCTGAATACCCCAATGAGACCCTTGCCTATCTAGGCGGGATGGTGTCGATGTATAGCGGCATGGTCGTGCGGGATTTGGCTGACCTCAAGCTGTTCGTCGTAAATAAGCTGTTGCAAGAGACAGAACACCCCGACGGCAAGATCAGGATGCAGGCGCTCAAGGCTTTGGGCGAAGTCGATGGTGTAGATGCTTTCAAGCGGCGCACGGAAGTCACGCACAACATCCAATCCATTGAAGAAGTCGAGAGCGAACTGGCTGAAACCCTGTCCAAACTCAAGAATCTGACGCTTTCGGTCTCCAGCCAGCCCGTTACGGACGTTCAAGCCAAGGAAATCTCGCGCGATGAGCCTGAAACTGACGATTGATCAGATTCAGGAGCTTGAAAGCGGCCTGCCGTACATGGCCGACGCTCAAAAACGCCGTACTTTGGAGCTTATCAAGGAGTGGTATGCCCAAAAAGCACGGGAATTGGGCAAAGACAACTTCCTGACGTTCATCCAGCACGTATATCCAGGCTACAAAGTCGGTCCACATCACCGCAGATTGGCCAAAATTTTTGAAGAAATCGCTGCGGGCAAGAAAAAACGGGTTGTGGTGAACATTGCACCCCGTCATGGCAAGTCCGAGATGATTTCTTACCTCGCACCAGCGTGGTTTTTGGGCAAATTTCCCCATAAAAAGATCATCATGTCTTCCCACACCGCTGATTTGGCAGTAAATTTTGGTCGCAGGGTGCGAAACCTAGTGGGAAGCAGCGTATATAAGGATATTTTCCCGCAGGTAGAGCTTCAGGCAGACTCTAAATCAGCGTCTCGTTGGGGTACTAACTTCGATGGAGAGTATTTTGCTATCGGTGTGGGTGGCGCTCTGGCTGGTCGGGGCGCTGATCTCTTTATTATTGATGATCCTCACTCGGAACAAGACGCTAAGCAGGGACGATCGGACGTTTTTCTCCCTGCTTGGGAGTGGTTTCAATCTGGTCCTATTCAGCGCCTTATGCCTGGGGGTGCAATTATCATTGTGATGACCCGGTGGTCTAAATTGGACCTCACGGGCATGGTAATTAACCAGATGGTGCGCGAGCCGGACGTAGAACCCTGGGAAGTGGTGGAGTTTCCGGCTATTTTGAACGACAAGCCCCTGTGGGGCGAGTTTTGGACCCTGGACGAGTTGCTGTCCAAGAAAGCGTCGATGGACCCGCGGTACTGGCAGGCCCAGTACATGCAAAACCCCGTCTCGGAAGAAGGTGCGCTGATCAAGCGCGAGTGGTGGCAGATTTGGGAAAAGGATGACCCTCCCGACTGCGAGTTCACCATTATGAGCCTGGACGCGGCCCAGGAGACAAACACTCGGGCGGACTACAACGCCCTGACCACCTGGGGGGTGTTTCTCAATGAAGAGACCAACAACTACAACGTCATTCTCCTGAACTCCATCAAGCGCCGGATGGAGTTTCCCGAGCTTAAAAAGCTGGTGCTGGACGAGTACAAGGAGTGGCAACCTGACGCGTTCGTAGTAGAGAAGAAATCCAACGGCGCGGCCCTTTATCAGGAGTTGAACCGGATGGGGGTGCCTGTTGGCGAAGGGTTTACTCCGGGTAAAGGACAGGACAAAATAGCGCGGGTAAATGCCGTAGCGGACCTTTTTGCGTCCGGCATGGTATGGGCACCTGACCGCAGGTGGGCCAAGGAGGTCATTGAGGAATGCAACGACTTTCCCAGTGGCACCAACGACGACTTGGTGGACTCCACGACCCTGGCCTTGCTGCGGTTTAGAAAAGGGGGCTTTCTCCGCTTGCCATCAGACGAGGCAGAGGAACCTAGGTATTTCAAGCGTCGTGCTGGCGCTTTCTATTAAGGACTCAATATGAGCATCGTTCCCGGTATTGGCGGCGCACCCGAAGGCTTGGACTTGGAAGGCGTCATGCTTGACGAGTCCCCAATGGTGGAGATTGAAATTGAAGACCCCGAGGGCGTCAAGATCGGCGTGGATGGGCTTGAGATTGACCTGATGCCGGGCAGTGAAGATACCTCGGGCGTGGCCTTTGACGCCAACCTCGCCGAACACATGGATGAGGGCGAGCTTCAAAAAGTTGCTGGAGAACTTGTTGAACTGATCGAGGCCGATATTGCGGCTCGCAAGGACTGGGTAGAGACCTACGTGAAGGGTCTGGAAGTCCTGGGTATGAAGTACGAAGAGCGTACTGAGCCGTGGGAGGGCGCGTGTGGCGTGTTCTCAACGCTGCTGACTGAAGCTGCGGTGCGCTTCCAGAGCGAGACGATCATCGAGACGTTCCCCTCCGCGGGGCCGGTTAAGACTGAGATCGTTGGCGCGATCGACCGCATGAAGGAAGAAGCCGCTGAGCGCGTTCGTGACGACATGAACTGGCGCCTGACCGAGCAGATGCCTGAGTACCGCACCGAGCATGAGCGGATGCTGTTCAACCTGGGTCTGGCAGGTTGTGCGTTCAAGAAGGTGTACTACGACACCAGCAAGCAGCGGCAGGTCTCGCTGTTTGTCCCGGCAGAAGACATTATTTTGCCGTGGGGATGCAGCGGGATTCGGGATGCGGAGCGCGCCACCCATACTCTGCGCAAGTCCAAGAACGATCTACAGCGGCTGCAAGTGACGGGGTTCTACCGTGATGTGGACCTGGGCGAGCCGGTTACTTTTCACTCTGACATTGAGAAAAAGAAAGCTGATGACCAGGGCTACTCCCTGACTGAAGACAACCGCTATCAGTTGTTTGAGTGCCATGTGGAGATGGACCTGCCCGGGTTTGAAGACCCCGATGGCTTGGCGCTGCCCTATGTGGTGACGATCGATCGGGGCACGAACAAGGTGCTGGCGATCTACAGGAACTACGAGGAGCAGGACTCCACGCACCTCAAACGCGATCACTTTGTCCAATACGACTACATCACGGGGTTTGGCGCATATGGCATCGGTTATATACACCTTATTGGGGGCTATGCTCGTGCTGGCACTTCTCTCATCCGGCAGTTGGTTGATGCCGGTACTCTCAGCAATCTTCCCGGGGGTCTGAAGTCTCGCGGTTTGAGGATCAAGGGCGACGACACGCCGATCGCCCCGGGTGAGTTCCGTGACGTAGATGTGCCCAGCGGTTCGGTGCGCGACAACATCATGCCGCTGCCGTACAAGGAGCCGTCCCAGGTTCTTGCAGGGTTGCTGGAGAAGATTACGGGCGAGGCGCGGCGCCTGGGGTCCATCGCCGACATGAACGTGTCGGATATGAGTGCGAACGCTCCGGTAGGTACCACCCTGGCGCTGTTGGAGCGGCAACTCAAGACCATGAGCGCCGTCCAGGCCCGCGTTCACTACGCGATGAAGCAGGAGTTCAAGCTCCTCAAGCAGATCATCCGGGACCACGCCCCAGACAGCTATCCGTTCGATCCGGTGTCGGGCGACCGCATGGCGCTCAAGGCCGACTACGACATGGTGGATGTGATCCCCGTCTCGGACCCCAACTCGTCCACGATGGCCCAGCGGATCATGCAGTACCAAGCTGTGATCCAGTTGTCTCAAGGTGCCCCGCAGATTTATGACCTGCCGCAGTTGCACCGTCAGATGATCGAGGTGCTGGGCGTGAAGAATGCCGAGAAATTGGTGCCGATTGATGATGACATGAAGCCGCGTGATCCGGTCAGCGAGAACATGGCGTTCTTGAACGGCAAGCCGACCAAAGCGTTTATCTACCAAGATCACGACGCCCACATCGCGGTCCACACCTCGATGATGCAGGACCCGACCATCATGGGGCAGATTGGGCAGACTCCGATGGCCCAGCAGATGCAAGCGGCGATCATGGCGCATATCTCTGAGCATTTGGCGTTCAAGTACCGCGCGCAAGTTCAGGAGCGTCTGGGCGCAACGCTTCCCGCTCCGGACATGGAGATGCCCGAGGAAGTCGAGGTTCAACTGTCGCAGGTGGTCGCACAAGCTGCCAAGCAGGTGTTGACGATGAACCAGGGCAAGGCCGCGCAGCAGCAGGCCCAGCAGCAGGCCCAGGACCCCATCATTCAGATGCAGCAGGCTGAGCTTCAGATCAAGGCACAAGAAGCCGAGACCAAGGCACTCAAGGTCAAGGGCGACCTCCAGATCAAGGCTGAAGAACTTGCACTCAAGGCCAAGGAGCAGGCCGCCAAGACCGGTGAAGACCCTGTGATGGCGGCGCTGGCCATGCAGCAGGAGTTGATCCAGGCCCAGGAGATGCACGGCATGGAGATGGCGGCGAAAGCTGCGCAGATTCAGCAGGCTCAGGCCCAACAGCAGCAGGCGATGGCGATGCAGGCCCAGGCGCAGCAGCAAAAGATGGCCCACGGGGGCGAGATTCACCGGCAAAAGCTTGCCAGCATGGCTAAGCCCACGAACCAGAAAGAAGGTGAGTGATGGACAAGCAAATCATGGAGTACCTGAGCGGCAAGTACGCTGAGGAAATTAGGGTGATCCAAGAAAGTTTGGGGGCAGGCGCAGCCAAAGACTACGCCGAGTACCAAAACCTGTGCGGGGTTATTCGGGGTCTGTTGACCGCACAGAGAGAAATCAACGACCTCTTGCGTAAAGTAAAGGATCACGATGACTGAATTTGATGTGCAGGCGGTGGACCTGTCGGGCATCCTCAACAAATCCGCTGAGGAAAAAGCCAGACAGATTCCCGACCCTGCTACCTACCACCTCCTGTGCGTTCTCCCGGAGATTGACGAAGAGTATGAAAGTGGCCTTGTGAAAGCTGGCCAGACGATGCACTTTGAAGAGTTGCTGTCGCCCGTACTGTTTGTCGTGAAGATGGGTCCGGACGCTTACAAAGACGAAAAGCGCTTTCCTGGTGGCCCAAGCTGCAAGGTGGGTGACTTTGTTCTGGTGCGGCCCAATACGGGTACCCGCATCAAGATTCATGGCAAGGAGTTCCGGATCATCAACGATGATTCTGTGGAAGCCGTTGTGCAAGACCCCCGGGGCATCACCCGTGCGTAAGGAGTAAACCATGCCAATGGAACAAGTTGAATTCGAGTTTCCTGACGAAAAACAGGAAGACAACCCCCGCAAGGGCGGTGCCGTGGTCGATACGCAGGAGGCTAAGGTTGTAGTCGAGACTGAAGACAAACCTGAAATTGAAGTCGTTGACGACACTCCCGAGCCCGATCGGGGTCGTACACCCATGAAAACGCCTCCCAAGGAGGTGACGGATGACGAGTTGTCCAAGTATGACGACAGCGTTCGCAGCCGTATTAAGCAGTTTTCTAAGGGTTATCACGAAGAGCGCCGGGCCAAGGAAGCCGCTCAGCGTGAAAAGGATGAAGCCCTGCGCTTGGCGCAGCAGTTGGTTGAGGAGAACAAGAAACTCAAAGGTTCCTTGTCCCAGGGCCAAAATGCACTGCTGGAACAGGCCAAAAAGGTTGTGGCCAACGAGTTGGAACAGGCCAAGCGCAAATACAAGGAAGCCTATGAGGCGGGAGATTCTGACGCGCTGGTAGCGGCGCAGGAGGATTTGACCACCGCCAAAATGAAGGCCGAGCGGGTTAATAATTTCAAACCTGCTGTACAGGAAGAAAAAAATGAGGTACAACCTCAACCACAGACGCCGCAGGCGCCTCAAGTAGACCCCAAACTGCGTGCTTGGCAGGACGAAAATCCGTGGTTTGGACCCAATAAGCGTATGACTGCCTACGCACTTGGGCTGCATGAGGAGTTGGTGGCTGATGGTATATCCGCTGGAAGTGCTGATTACTACGATGCAATCGACACGGAAATGCGGTCCCGCTTCCCCGATGTGTTCGAGTCCGGGAGGTCTGGGAAAAACGAGGATGCGCCTACTCCTCCAAAAAAGTCGAATGTCGTCGCTCCTGCGACCCGTAGCACCGCGCCAAGGAAAATCGTGCTGACAAAAACGCAGGTCGAACTCGCCAAGCGGCTTGGGGTTCCGTTGGAACTCTATGCACGTAAGGTTGCGGAAGAAATGAGGAAATAATCATGGAACAGAATCTGGACAACCGCGCACCGCGCGCTTTGAAAAATCGTGAATCCGAGGAGCGCCCCAAACAGTGGACGCCTCCCCAGCTTCTGCCCGACCCCACTCCGGAGGCGGGTTATGCGTATCGCTGGATTCGTATCAGCACGATGAACCAATCTGATCCTCGTAATATTTCCGGAAAACTCCGCGAAGGCTGGGAACCCGTCAAGGCTTCGGCCCACCCGGAAATCCGGTTGTTCGGTGAAACAGACGCCCGTTTCCCCGACGCTGTGATTGTTGGTGGATTGATGCTTTGCAAAACACCTGCTGAACTCGTCGAACAGCGTAACGCGTATTACGGCAACCAAGCCGAGACGCAGATGCAGTCCGTCGATAACAGCTACATGCGCGAGGGTGACGCGCGGATGCCGCTCTTCAAGGAGCGTAAGTCCACCGTGACCTTCGGTAAAGGTATCTGACACTTTTTTGGAGTCCAAACATGGCTTACCCCACCGTTTCGGCACCCTACGGCCTTGAACCCGTCAACTCTCTTGACGGCAAACCGTATGCCGGTGCCATCCGTCAGATTCCCGTTGCTGCTGGCTTCGCTACCGCCATTTTCAATGGCGATACGGTGCTGCTCAGCGATGGCTATCTGATCAAATCCACCGCCACCAACAGTGGCGGTATTGTCGGCGTGTGCGTCGGCGGTCAGTACGTAAACTCGAACGGCCAAACCGTTCAGGGCCAGTACATCCCCGCAAGCGCCTCGACCGCCAGCAATCTGGCTTATGCCTATGTCGTTGATGATCCGAACGCCCTGTTCAAAGTGGCTGTTCTGACTTCTGGTACGACTATGGGTACCGCCAGCCGCGCCGACGTTGGTTCCAACGTGCCTCTGGTCGTCAATGCTGGTTCTACCATCACTGGTAATTCCGCATTTGGCGTGACCCTGACTGGCGCAGGTACCACCTCGACCATCCCCGTCCGTGTCATTGACGTTGTGCCTGAGACTGCCACCGCTGCTGACACCTATGTTGAACTGCTGGTGAAGATCAACACTCACCAGTACAACAACACCACTGGTGTTTAAGGAGTAAATCATGGCAATTTCTCGTGCCCAGCTTCTGAAAGAACTGCTCCCCGGCCTGAACGCTCTGTTCGGTCTGGAGTACGCTCGTTACGGCGAAGAACACAAGGAAATCTACGATACGGAGACTTCCGAGCGTTCGTTTGAAGAAGAGACCAAACTCTCTGGCTTCAGCGCCGCCCCGGTGAAGAACGAGGGTTCTGCTATCCAGTACGACAACGCACAGGAAGCATGGACTGCCCGTTACAACCATGAGACCATCGCTATGGGCTTTTCGATCACCGAAGAGGCGGTCGAAGACAACCTGTATGACTCGCTGTCAAGCCGCTACACCAAGGCCCTGGCCCGTGCAATGGCTTACACCAAGCAAGTCAAGGCGGCTTATGTGCTGAACCAGGGCTTCAACAGCGCTGTGAAGTACGGCGACGGCGTTGAACTGTTTTCGACAGCGCACCCGCTGATCTCCGGTGGTACCAACAGCAACGAACCTTCGACCGCTGCTGATCTAAACGAGACTTCTCTTGAGAATGCCGTCATTCAGATCGCTGGTTGGACCGATGAGCGCGGCCTGCTGATCGCAGCTAAACCCAAGAAATTGATTGTCCCGCCTGCTCTGCAATTCGTTGCTACCCGTCTGCTGGAAACCGAACTGCGTGTCGGTACCGCTGACAACGATATCAACGCGTTGAAGAACAACGGTTCGATCCCCGAAGGTTACGCCATCAACCACTGGTTGACGGACACCAACGCTTGGTTCCTGATGACCGACGTCCCCAACGGCCTGAAGCATTTTGTGCGTACCCCGCTGCAAAATTCAATGGACGGTGACTTTGACACGGGCAACGTTCGCTATAAGGCGCGCGAAAGGTATTCGTTCGGCGTCAGCG